TCACTGACTGGCCCAGACGATGCGGTGCATCCAGGTGATGTCGCCGAGATCGAAGGCGTAGTCGGGGTGCGCCGGATTGAGGCTCCGCAGGTCGATCCGCCGGGCCGACTGGCGCTTCAGCTCCTTGGCCATCACCTCCCCCTTGCGGGTCCGCACCACCACCCGGTCGCCGCGCCGCACCGGGGCGGCGGGGGAGACGATGACCATATCGCCGTCGCGGAAGACCGGCTCCATGCTCTCGCCCGAAATCTCCAGCGCATAGGCGTTGGGATCGCCGATCTCGGGCAGGGCGATCTCGTCCCAGCCGCCGCCGACGGGATAGCCGCCATCGTCGAAGAAACCCTCGCCGCCGGCCTGGGCGAGGCCGATCAGCGGAATGCGGCGGCCGGTCCCGGAGCGGCCGCTTTTCAGCATCGCCGGCACGCCGGTGATGAGGGCGGCGAATTCCGCCCAGCCGGCGCCGGTCGCTGCCAGCACCTTGTTGACGCTTTCCGTGGAGGGCCAGCGCTCGCGTCCATCCGGCCCTTTGCGCTTGGAGGGGTTGAAGGCGGTGGCATCGAGCCCGGCCTTGCGGGCGAGGCCCGAGGCCGAGAGGCCGTTCTCGGCGGCGAGCGCGTCGAGGGCGCGCCAGACATCTGTGTGGTTCATCAGGGGCTCCAGGAAGCAGCACCGCTGTGGCGGGCGACTCCGATCGGGTGAAGGCCTGGGGATTACATCCTAGGTTTCGAGTCAAAGAGCAATAGGCGATTTTTCCTTTTTCTCTTGCCCTCGCGCCTTGAGGAGGCGTATACGTTCACTGTTTGTTCGAAAAGGCTGAGGACCCCCCCGATGCTCACCCCCGCCCGCCCCTCCCGCCTGCCCGGCCATACCCGGCAGCAGGAAACCACCCCCTTCGCCACCGCCGAGGAAGCCTGGTTCTGGACCATGGCCGCCCTCATCGCCCGCCGCGATGGCGCCCGCATCGTCGCCGGCGCCGGCCTCACCGCCCGGCCCTGCGAGCCCGATGACGTCGTGAAATGCCTCGATCGGCTCTATCGTCAGCGCCGGATCGACCTCCAGCACGCCCGCATTCTGCGGATCTGGGGCGAGCGGCAGCAGGCGCCCGATCCCCGCCAGCCGCGCGAGGGCGGCGACGCCCGGCTGTGGCGGGAAGCCATGCAGCGCCTGGAATGGCCCCTGCGGATCAAGGGCATCGTAGCCGATGCCCTTGCCGCGCCGGCCGCGGTGATCCTGCGTTTCCCGGACCGCACGCCGTGACCGGGGCCGCCGGCGCCGACACCGTGGCGCGCCCCGTCGGAGACAATGTGGCTCCGCGCCCCACCGGGGACGATCCCGCCCGTCGCCCCTCCGGGCCGACTCACCGGCGCGCCGCGCAGGCCGGGCAGCAGGCCTTCATCGTCTTCGGCGGGGCGGCCGATCTGCCCTGGCTGCGCCTGTTGCGCCCCGGCTTCCGGCACTGCTTCGCCGCCCTGCGCGACCCCGGCGGCTGGACCGTGCTCGATCCGCTGACCGGGCGGCTTGTGATCGCCAGGCTGGACGTGCCCGCCCGCTTCGACCTGCCAGGCTTCTACCGGCGCGCCGGCTTCGCGGTCCTCGGCCCCTTCAGCCCGGGGCTGCCGCGATGGCGGGCCCTGCCGCCGCTCGGCCCCTTCACCTGTGTCGCGCTGTGCCGGTCGGTCCTGGGCCCGGGGGCGCCGCACGCGCTGACGCCCTGGGGCCTGTTTCGGCGCCTGCAAAAAATAGGAAAAACATCTTGACTTTCTCTCCGGCCTGCGCTAATCATCCCATGTCAACGGGCGAGTTGCGCCCGCTTCCCCTTCCCACCGCGACCGTCCCGCCGGCATCCGCCCGCCTCCGTTCCTCGGAGGCGGGTTTTTTCCGTTGCGGGCGGCGTGCCGCGTCCCGACCGAGGAGAGCTCGCCGATGGGTGGTCTGCTGAAAGCCCCGAAGCCGATCATCGTGCAGCCGCCCCCTGCGCCCGATCCGGCGCCCAGCACTGCCGCTGTCGCCCCCTCTGCGGCCGCCGTGCAGCAGGGCGAGCAGGCTCGGGCCGCCGCCCAGGCGGCAGCCGTCCGGGACGGCATGGAGGGCCTGATCGCCACCTCCCCGGTCGGCTTGTTGCAGCCGCTTCCGGCCGCCCTGGCGGCCGGTCGCAAGTCCCTGCTTGGGCAATAGCGCCATGGACCTCGCCCGCATCCAGCGGCGCTTCGAGCGCGCCCTCGAACGCCGCCGCCCGATCGAGCCGCTCTGGCAGGCCTGCTATGACCATGCCCTACCCGCGCCGGCGCAACTCGCTGACCTGTTCGATGCGACCGCGGCCGATGCGGCCGAACAGCTCGCCGCCTCGCTGCTGGCCGAACTCACCCCGCCCTGGTCCCGCTGGTTCGGCCTCGCCCCCGCGAGGCCGCTGGCCGACAGCGCCGAAGGCCTCGCCGCCGCCGAAGCGCTCGAACGCGTTGCCGAGACGGTGCAGGCGCATCTCGACCGCTCCAACTTCGCGGTTGAGATGGCGCAGGCTTTTCTCGACCTCGTTGTCACCGGTACCGGCGTGCTGCTGGTTGAAGAGGCGCCGATCGGCGAGGCCTCGGCGCTCCGCTTCGCCGCGGTGCCGCTGCGCAGTGCGGTGCTGGAGGAGGGGCCGGATGGCCGGCTTTCCCATCTCTATCGGCTGAACCGGCTGGCGCCGGCGGCAATTGCCGAACGCTTCCCCGAGGCGCGGCTGCCCGAGGCGCTGCGCCAGGCGATCGCGGCGGCCGACAGCACCCCGGTCGCGCTGCTCGAAGCGGTCTGGCCCGAAGCCGGGCGCTACGCCTATGCCGCGCTCCTGCAGGGCGAGGGCGAGACGCCCCGGCTGCTGCAGGCCGGCCACTTCGCCGAAAGCCCCTGTATCGCCTTCCGCTGGCTGAAGGTGCCGGGCGAGACCTATGGCCGCGGTCCGGTGATGAAGGCGCTGCCGGATATCCGCACCGCCAACAAGGTGGTCGAGCTGGTCCTGAAGAACGCCTCCATCGCCGCCACCGGCATCTGGCAGGCGGAGGATGACGGCGTGCTGAATCCGGCGACGGTGCAGTTGGTCCCCGGTGCCATCATCCCCAAGGCGCCCGGCAGCAGCGGCCTCACGCCGCTCGCCGCGCCCGGCAATTTCGACGTCTCCCAACTCGTGCTCGGCGATCTGCGCCAGCGCATCCGCGCGGCGTTGCTCGCCGACCGGCTGACGCCGCTGGCCGGCGCCAATGTGACGGCGACCGCGGTGCTGGAGCACAGCGCGCAGACCGCGCGCCTGCTCGGCGCCACCTATGGGCGGCTGCAGAACGAGCTGCTGACGCCGCTGATCGGCCGCGTGCTCGGTATCCTGCGGCGCCGCGGCGAGATCCCGCCGATCCATCTCGATGGCCGCGAGGTGGTACTGCGCTACGCCAGCCCGCTCGCCCGCGTCCAGGGCCGCGCGGATGCCGCCAATACCCTGCTGTTCCTGCAGGCCGTCGGCAGCATCGGCGGCACCGCGGCGGCGCAGGTCGATGCGGTGGCGGCGACCCGCTGGCTGGCCCGTACCCTCGGTGCCCCCGCCGAGGTTCTGGTGCCGCCTGGGCAGCAGGCCCAGCTCGGCGCCGGTGTCGCCCCCCTGACCACGCTGCGGGCCGGCCGCACCGGCCTGCCGGCCGAGCTTTCCGGCACCACGCCGGCGCCGCTGCTGGCCCGCCCGCCGCGCGCCTGACCCCTTCCACGCCGCCCTCGCAACGGGAGATCTCCCCGCATGTCCGAAGACCTGCTGCAAGCCGCCGCCACCCCGGCGGACACCGTCCCGCCGCCCGCCGGCATCGATGTGCCCGACAAGTTCCGCGACCCCGCGACCGGCGAGATCCGGATCGACGCCCTGGCGAAATCCTACCGTGAGCTGGAGCGGCGCCTGTCCCAGCGCCTCGGCCCGCCCGCCGCCGACGCCGCACCCGAAGCGATGCAGCGCTTCCGTGAGGCGATGGACATTCCGTCCTGCCCCGAGGATTACGCCATCACTCCCGGCCATGACCTTTGCTGCGCCGATCAGGCGGTGAATGCGCGCCTGCACCAGGCGCATTTCAGCCGCGCCCAGGCGCAGCTGGTCTATGACCTCGCCGCCGAGGTGGTGCTGCCGCTGATCGCCGAGGCCGCCGCGCAATACGAGGCCGACCGCCAGCGGGAGAAACTGCACGCGCATTTCGGCGGCGCCGACCAGTTCCGTCGGGTCGCCGGGCAGCTCAGCGCCTGGGGCGAGTCGAACCTGCCGCCGCCGGTCTTCCAGGCCCTCAGCACGACCCATGAGGGCGTGCTCGCCCTGCTGCAGATGATGCGCAAGGGCGAGCCCGGCCTGGCGGCGGAAACGCAGCCGCCGGCCCCGGCCAGCGAGGGTGAACTGCGGCAGATGATGCGCGATGCGCGCTACTGGCGCAGCCGTGATCCGCAATTCGTCCAGCGCGTGACCGAGGGCTTCCGCAAGCTCGCCGGCATGTGAGACGCGGCGGCGCGTCGCGATGGCCCGCCCCCTCCCGGGCCGTCCGCGCCGCCGCAGCCCGGGGGCGGGTCGTGGCCCCGGCCGCAACGGCCGCGCGGGTCCGGCCCGCCCCCAACCCATCCGGCCGCGCAGAACCCCCCGGGGCGCGCGGCCGCCCCGCACCGCCCGGCCCGCAACGCCGGCAAGCCGGATGGCGCGGCTTTCCCCACCCGATCCCGAAAGAGAGACCCATGTCCTCCACGATCGACCAGGCCTTCATCAAATTCTACGAGACGGAAGTGCAGGAAGCGTATCAGCGCCATGGCAGCAAGCTGCGGCCCACCGTGCGCAGCAAGACCGGCGTGCGTGGTGCTTCCGCCGTGTTCCAGAAGGTCGGCCGCGGCACCGCGGCGGCCAAGGCGCGGGACGGCATCGTGCCGGTGATGAACGTCGCTCACTCCACCGTCGAGTGCTTCCTGCAGGACTACTACGCCGGCGACTGGATCGACCGGCTGGACGAGTTGAAGACCAATATCGACGAGCGGATGGTGCTGGCCAATGCCGGCGCCTATGCGCTAGGCCGCAAGACCGATGAGCTCATCATCGCCGCCATGGATACCGCGACGCGCGAGGCGATCGGTACCGGCGCCGGCACCACCGACACCGACGGCCTGACCCGCGCCAAGGTGCTGCTGGCCTTCCAGATGCTGGGCAATGCCGATGTCCCGGATGACGGTCAGCGCTATGCCGTGGTCGGGTGGAAGCAGTGGAGCGACCTGCTGACCATCCAGGAATTCGCCAATGCGCAGTATATCGGCGATGACGAGCTGCCGTGGAAGGGCACCCAGGCGAAGAAGTGGCTGGGTGCGCTCTGGATCCCGCATAGCGGCCTGACGCTGAATGGCAGCCTGCGCTACTGCTATTTCTACCACCGCACCGCCATTGCCCATGCCGTGGGGGCCGATATCCAGACGGATATCACCTGGCACGGCGACCATGCCGCCCACTTCGTCAACAGCATGATGAGCCAGGGCTCGGTGCTGGTGGACAATACCGGCATCGTACGGATGCGCTGCGTCGAGGCGTAGCCCGGCCTATCCCCCCCCGCCCCGATCGGGGCGGGGGCCCCTTTTTCCCCGCTGGAGTCCGTTGCCGATGGCCCTTACCGCCCTCGCGCTCTGCGCGCGCGCGCTGCTCGCGCTCGGCGCGCAGCCGATTTCCTCGCTCGACGACGGCTCCGCCGAAGCGGAAATCGCGGCCAATCTCTATCCCGGTACGCGCGACGCGCTGCTGGCGCGCCATCCCTGGAGCTTCGCCACCGGCCAGTGCAGCCTCGCCCGGCTGGCCGCCCAGCCGGTGGCGGATTTCCTTTATGCCTATGCCCTGCCGGCGGATTTCCTCCGGGTGCTCTCGGCCGGCCCACCCCGGCGCGGCCGCGGCCTCGACTACCGCCTCCTCGAACACCGGCTGCACAGCAATGCCGCCGAGGTGACGCTCACCTACCTGTTCCGGCCGGACGAGAGCACCTTCCCGCCGCATTTCGCAGCCGCCCTCGCTGCCCGGCTCGCCGCCGATTTCTGTACGCCGCTGACCGAGAATACCGCCCGCACCCAGCAGCTTATGGCGCTCGCCGAGACCGAACTGCGGATCGCCAAATCGATCGACAGCCAGCAGGCCCCGCCGCGGGCGATCGAGAGCTTCCCGCTGATCGCCGTGAGGTCCTGAGATGGCCTTCCTGCGCACCCTGAAGACCAGCTTCACCGGCGGGGAGCTGGCGCCGGAACTGCTCGGCCGCCCGGATCTCCGCTCCTGGGCCAATGGCGCGGCGAAGCTGCGCAATGTCTTCATCCAGCCGACCGGCGGTGTGACCCGTCGCCCCGGCCTGCGCCATGTCGCCATGCTGCCGGGGCCGGCCAGGCTGATCCCCTTCGAGTTCAATACTGAGCAGACCTACCTCATGGTCCTGACCGACCGGCTGCTCAGCGTCTTCGCCGGCGATGTGCAGGTGGCGCAACTGGCCGGGCCTTGGACCGGAGCCATGCTGGCCCAGATCGCCTGGACGCAGAGCGCCGATACGCTGCTGCTCTGCCACCCAGACCTGCCGCCGCAGCGCATCACCCGCACCGGCGCCACCAGCTGGACGGTGGCGCCCTGGGCCTTCCTGCGGCTGCCTTTCCGCCGTTTCGCCGATGCCGCCCTCACCCTGACCGCCTCGGCGACCAGCGGCAGCATCCAGCTCACCGCCAGCGCCGCGCTATTCGATCCGCTGCATATCGGCGTCCGGTTCCGGTTGGGCGGCAAGCGCGTCCTCATCACCGGCATTGCCTCGCCGCAGCAGGCGAGCGCGACGGTGATCGACGCGCTCGCCGGCACCGCAGCGACGGCGGATTGGGACGAGGAGGCCTTCTCGCCCCTGCATGGCTGGCCGGTGACCGCCTGTTTCCACCAGAACCGCCTGGTCTTCGGCGGCGCCCGCGATCTGCCCAACCGCATCTGGCTGTCGCGCACCGGCAATCTCTACGATTTCGACCTCGGCACCGGTCTCGATGGCGAGGCGATCGAGTTCGCCATCCTCTCCGACCAGGTGAATGCGGTGCGCGGCCTGTTCTCCGGGCGGAATCTGCAGGTCTTCACCTCCGGGGCCGAATACGTCGCCAGCGGCGCGCCGCTGACCCCGGCCAGCATCCAGCTCGCCCGTCAGACCCGCATCGGCTCACCGGTGGCGCGCCTCGTGCAGCCGCTCGATATTGACGGTGCGACGGTCTTCCTCGCCCGCAGCGGCCGCGGCGTCTTCGCCTTCGAGACCACAACCCTGCCCGCCGCCTATCAGGCGACCGACCTCGCCCTGACCGCGCGCCACCTTTTCGACGACCCCTCATCCATGGCCTATGATCAGCGCAGCCGGCTGCTCCACATCGCCATGGGCGACGGCTCCATCGCCACCCTGACCATCTACCGCGATGAGCAGGTGACGGCCTGGTCCCGGCAGGAGACCGCCGGCACGGTCAGCGCGCTTGCCTGCATCGAGGGCAAGCTTTGGGCGGTGGTCGAGCGGCTGGGCAGCCAGCGGCTGGAACGCTTCGATCCCGCCCTGGCGCTCGATGCCGCCCTCGATGGCAGCGCCGCGCCGCCAACTGAGAGCTGGGCCGGCCTGTCGCATCTGGATGGTCAGGCGGTCGGTATCCTTGCCGACGGTGCCCATGCGGGCTCGGCGACCGTCCTCGGCGGCGCCGTCACTCTCGACGAGCCAGCCACCAGGACGCAGATCGGACTGCCCTTCGCGCATGCGATCACCCCGCTACCACCCGATCTGAGCGTGGCGACCGGTACCGCTGCCGCGCCCTTGCGTCTGGTCGGGATCGTCTTTCGCCTGCTCGACACGGCCTCGCTCGCCGTCGATCTCGGCTTCGGGCCGCAGCAGGTACCCTTCCGGCGCCTCGGCACGCCACTGCTCGACGCCGCGCCCGCCCCCTTCACCGGCGATGTTCGGCTGCGCGCCCTCGGCTGGCGTCGCGACACCACGGCGTCGCTCTGGCGGATCGAGGACGATACGCCGCTGCCGATGACCCTGCTCTCCGTGACCACCGAAATGAGGACGAAAGACTGATGGGCGGAATCGCATCCATGGCGACCGTGCTCGGCGCCGGCGCCTCGGTCTATGGCAATCTGCGCGCGGCGCAGCTGCAGCAGGCCAACAACCAGGCGCAGCTGCAGGTGACGCAGCAGCAGAACCGGCAGCGCCAGCAGGCCATCCTGTCGCAGGCGCAGCAGGAGGCGCTGGCCCGGCAGCAGCAACTGGCGCAAATGCTCTCCGGCACCCGGGCGCAGCTCGGCAGCAGCGGCATCATCGCCCAGGACGGCTCGGCCGCCGCTGTCGAAGGCGGCATCGTACAGCGTGGCCGGGCCACGCAGGAAGCGGCCGATGCCGCGACGCGGGCGCAGCTGGCGCAGGGCCAGATCAGCCTGCTGCAGCCCGATACCACCGCGACGACCCTGATGCAGAACGCGCCGGCTTTCGGCTTCGCCTCGCGCAGCCTGCTCGCCTGAGCCGCCGCGCCCGCCCCTTAACCCCTCCCGGAGCCCGTCTTTCCGATGGACCAGCACATCAAGATCGGCGACATCGCGCCCCGCGTGCAATTCGCCGCCGACGGCACGCAGACGAGCTTTCCCTTCGGCTTTCCCATCTTCACCGCGGCCGATCTCGAGGTCCGCCTGAACAATCTGGTGCAGCGGAGCGGCTTCACCGTCATCGGTGCCGGGCTTTCGGGTGGCGGCAGCGTTCAGTTCGCGGCGCCGCCGACCGCCGGCGCGCTGGTAACGTTGCGACGCCACCTTGCCCTCGCCCGCAATACCGATTTCCAGGAAAGCGGTATCCTCCGCGCGCGGGTGCTGAACGACGAGCTGGACTATCAGGTGGCGGCGCTGCAGGAGATGGCCGACGGTCTCGGCGGCGCCCTGCATGTCGACCCGGGCGAGCCGGCCGCCGGCACCACCCTGCCGGTGCGCGACGCCCGCGCCAATCGCCTTCTCGGCTTCGACAGCCTGGGCAATGTCACGGTCTATAGCCGCGACGATGCGCAGCTGACCGCCCCGTTCGCCGGCGCCATCCCGCGCTCGGTCGAGGATAAGCTTTCGGAACATCTCTCGGCGCGGGACTTCGGCGCGGTCGGGGACGGCATCACCGATGACGGACCGGCGCTGCAGGCGGCAATGAATGCCGCCGCCGCGAGCAGCCGGATGCTGGAGGTCGGCGAGGGGCTGTTCCTGACCAGCATGCCGCTGGTGCTGCTGGGCGCCGCTGCCGGGCTGCTGATGCGCGGCACCATCCTCTACGCCGGCCCGGCCGGTCAGGCGGCGCTGACCCTGGGCGATGGCGGCGCCGTCGACAACCAGCGCAAGCGCTACACCGGCCTCGCCGTCCTGCGCCAGACCCAGAGCGATTGGTCGAACGAGGCCGATATCGGCATCGTCCTGCGCAACATCAACGCCAGCTTCGTCGATATCGTGCGGGCGGAGCGCTTCACGATCGGCGTCCAGATCCTGGGCGATCTGCGTGGCAGCCAGAACAGCGACATTCGCTACGGCCGCATCGTCGACAATCGCATCGGGCTCGACCTGCGGACGCTGACGGCCAGCGCCTGGGTCAACGCCTTGCGCCATACGGGCGGACACTTCGCCTGCCAGAGCGCGACCAACCCGACGCAGGCACGCTTCGGAATCCGCCTCTCGGCCGCCACCGGCGCCTATCGCCTGCACAACAGCCATGTCTTCATCGGCCAGAATTTCGAACTCCAGCGGCAGGGAACGCCGGGCACGGTCGATGCCATCCCCTTCCTCGTGGAGGTGGACGGCCGCGCCCTGCAGGCCCAGGCGATCCGCATGGAGGCCTGTTCCCCCTATGTCGCGCGGCATACCGGCGGGTTCAGCGATGCGCGCTATGAGGTCGCCTATGTCGGCACCTATGGCTTTGCGGGCTGCGCCGTGCAGTACCAGGGCGCGACCCGCGCCGGGGGCACGGTGGTGCCGCAGCACCAGGCGGCGGCGGCGATCGCCGCGCCGCGCCTGGTGGCGGCGGCTGAGAACCTGCGCGTCCGGGCCTTCCGCCAGACCGTCGCGGTGACCAACGGCGTCGGCTTCGAGCAGCTCGCGGTGCTTTCGGGCAATCCCGCGGGGCCGCCGACCACGCTCAGTGGCTTCTGCTTCCCCGGCCTCGACCAGATCGGCCTGAATGCCGAGGACATCACCCTGCCCACCTCCCGCGGCCTCGGCTTCGTCGTGGAATGCGGCAGCTGCAAGGAGTTCATGCTGGCCGCCGAAGGCAGCGGCATGCGGCCGATGGTGATGCAGTTCGACGGCAACGAAACGGTCCTGGATGGCGGCACGCCGGTGCTCTTCTCCAACATGAACAGCGTCTTCCAGGGCACCCCCTCCTACTGGTGGGAGGGCAATGCGGATCTGGATGGGCTGGTGGGCGGGCTGCCGCTGAACCGCCTGCAGCGGATCACCCTAGGGGCGGCGGCCCAGTATGCCGTCATCGGCATTCGCGGCAGTTCGGCCAGCGCGACGCTCAAGGCGCTGCGCCTGTTCACGCCGGCGACCGAGGCGCCGCGCCTGCTTTTCGCGGGATCGCGCGGCTGGGGCAGCCGCGAACTCGCCGTGGTGGAGACCGGCTGGACCATCCCGAGCCTCGCCGCCGGCGCCAGCACAACGCGTGATGTCACGCTGCCCGGCGTTCGCCAGGGCGATTTCCTCGAGGCTGGCTTTGCCATGGCCGCCGGCTTCCAGAACGGCGGCGTCGTCTTCTCGGCGGCGGTTGGCGGCACGGCCGGCACCAACCAGGTCCGGGTCACCGCGCAGAATCTCAGCGCCGGCAACATCACCTTGGGCGCTGGCACGCTCTACCTGCGCGCCATCAAGCCGCGACTATGACGGCAAGGGACGGGAGCGTGGTGGCCGCGGGCGTGCTGCCGGGTGCCGATGCGGAGGCGATCAGCGGCCGCATCTTCGCCGATTACTGCCGCTTCCTCGAACGCTGGTCGGCATGGGTCGAGGCGGCGGAGGATGTGGGGGAGGCCACCCGGCGCATGAAGGCCGGCAGCGATGCGGCCCGCGCCGCGCTGACCCATCTCGAGCATTTCCGCAAGGCGGTCGCAATGCTCGGCCTGGACCGGCAGGCGGCGGGGCCCCGGAGCCTGGAGGAATGGCGCGCGCTGATGCCGCTCGAGATGGAAGAGGAGCGGGGCGGGCATGACGAGCACGACACCGCTTGAGTTCACCGAGTTCCTCTGGATCTGGCGGCACGCCACCTTGCAGTCGGCACCGGCGCCGCAGGAGCGTATGGCGCGCTGGCTGCAGGCGCGCTGGCGCCAGGGGGATCGCCGGCTGCTGCTGATGGCCTTCCGCGGCAGCGGAAAATCGACGCTGGTCGGGCTGTTCTGCGCCTGGCGCCTGGCGATCGCGCCGGAGACTCGCATCCTCGTTCTTGCCGCCGATCAGGCGCTGGCGATGAAGATGGTGGCGCAGGTCCGGCGCATCATCGAACGGCATCCGCTCTGCAAGGGATTGCGGCCGCGCCAGCCCGAAAGCTGGGCAATGGACCGCTTCACCGTGACGCGAGGGGCGAGCCTGCGCGACCCGTCGATGCTGGCGCAGGGCATCGGCGGCAACATCACCGGCGCCCGCGCCGATATCGTCATCTGCGACGATATCGAGGTCGCCGGCAATTGCGACACGCCCGGCAAGCGGGCCGCGTTGCGGGATGCGTTGGCGGAGACGGAGTTCGTCCTCGTCCCCGGCGGCACCGCCATCGTCGTCGGCACGCCGCATACCGCGGAAAGCCTCTACCTGCCGGCCGAGCATCCACGGGCCGCCCTGCACGGCTATCGGCGCCTGCTGCTGCCGCTGCTCGATGCCGATGGCGAAAGCGCCTGGCCGGAGCGCTTCGACGCGGTGGCGATCGCGGCGCTGCGCCAGCGCGTCGGGCCGCTCGCCTTCCGCCGGCAGATGCTGCTCGAGCCGGTCGAGGACGCGGCAGCGCGGCTCGATCCGGCGCTGCTGATCCGCTACGGCGAGGAGCCCGCCTATCGCGAGGCCAATGGCCGTGGCGAGCTCCGCCTGCTCGGCCGGAGGCTCGTCTCGGGCGGCGGCTACTGGGACCCAGCCTTCGGCAAACCCGGGCAGGGCGATGCCTCGGTGCTGGCCTGCCTCTTCGCCGATGCCGAGGGCGGGCTCTACCTGCATCGGATCGCCTATCTGACCCAGGACCCGGACACCGCGCCCGATCCGGCGACGCAGCAATGCCAGCAGGCTGCACGCCTCGCCGGCGCGTTGATGCTGCCGGCGATCCGGGTCGAGACCAACGGCATCGGCCGCTTCCTGCCGGCCCTGCTGCGGACCGAGCTGGCCCGGGCCCGGGTGCCCTGCACGGTGATCGAGCAAAGCAGCAGCCGTGGCAAGACCGAGCGCATCCTCGGGGCGCTCGATCCGGCGCTCGCCGGGCGGCGGCTGCATGCGCATGAGAGCGTCTTCCACACGCCTTTCCCGGCGGAGATGGCGGCCTGGCGGCCGCATGTCGCCGGCCAGCGCGACGATGCTCTGGATGCGCTCGCCGGCGCCATCGCCGCCGAGCCGGTGCGCCTGCCGAGCCTACCGCCCGCCGCCCGTGGCCTGGTCTGGCGCGGTGTCTGACGGCTGGCGCAGCACTTCGGCTGCGTGCCGCGCCAGCCCTTCGGCGGTCGGTCCATAGCGGCCATCGGCGCGGAGCTGCGCCAGCCCCATCTCGCCCAGCCGGGAGAGGCAGGGCCCGTCCAGCAGCCGCGCCGGCCGTCCGGGCGGGCCGGCCAGGGTCAGCCGATGCAGGGCCGCCCGGCAGCAGGTCTCCAGATACGGCTCGGTCCAGCGGGTCACGTCGTCATCCATTCGGTTCGCCGCCCGCAAGGGTGGTCGTGCCGCCCCCTTCCTTCAAGCAGGCAGTGAGCATCCATGACCATTGAACCCAACTGGTGGATCGCGGTGGTCGAAGCCCCGATCGTCGCGGCGCTGTTCCACATGATCCATGGTCTGCGCCGCGACCTGCAGGATCGGATGGAGCGGAGCGACCAGCGCGAGAACGACGTCGTCAACCGCACCCGCGACGCGCTCGCCGACTTCAAGCTGGAGGTGGCCCGGACCTACGTACCGCTGTCGCTGATCCGCGAGGTCGATCGCCGGCTATCGCAGCAGCTGCTGCGCATCGAAGAGAAGCTCGAGGAAATGAAGCGGGTCAGCGCACGGCCGCCGCGGCTGCGCGACCGCCTGCCCGGTGCGGAGGACGAGGCATGAGCGCCGCCCGCGCCAGCCGCCCGGCCGCGGCGGATATCCTCGCCCTGACCCTCTGCGCCGAGGCCGAGGACCAGCCGGTCCGGGCTCTGGAGGGCTTGGCGGCGATGGTCGCCAACCGCGCCCGCCTGGCGGCTGTCGACCCCGCCCTGCGGCTGCGTTTCGCGCCGCTGCCGGCGCCGGGAGGGCTGCTCGATGCCTGCTGCCGCGCGCCCTTCCTGTTCGAATGCTGGACACCACGCCACCCCCGGCGCGCGGCGCTGCTGCGCGCGCTGCGCCGGCCCGATGCCCGGCTGGAGGTCTGCCGCCGGATCGCCAGGCGGGCGGCGATGGGCGGGCTCGCCGACCCCACGGCCGGCGCCACCCATTGCCACCGCGCCGAGACGCTGCCTGGCTGGGCGCTCGGCCATGCGCCGAGTGCGGAAATCGGCGGTTTCGTCTTCTATCGCCTGCCGACGGGCTGA